AGTCTTAGATTAGCTAATGGTTCACAAGTTAAAGCTGTTTCAGCGGCTGGTGATGCTGGTCGTTCTGAATCTGTGTCTTTGTTGGTGATCGATGAGGCTGCGTTCATTGATAATATTGAAACAATCTTTACAGCAGCTCAACAAACCTTGGCAACTGGTGGTGGTTGCGTGGCATTGTCTACTCCTAATGGTGTTGGTAACTGGTTCCATAAAAGTTATTTAGCAGCGCAAAATCAAGAGAATAGATTTTTACCTATTTCTCTTCCATGGACAGTACATCCTGAACGTAATCAAGACTGGCGTGATGAACAAGATAAGATCCTAGGTAAACGTAATGCCGCTCAAGAGTGTGACTGTGACTTTGCAACATCTGGTAATACAGTTATAGAACCAGACATATTAAGTTGGTATGAACAGAATATGCTTTCAGAACCAATAGAGAGGCGTGGTTTAGACAAGGCATTGTGGATATGGGAATATCCCGATCCAATGAAATACTATGCTGTCATTGCCGACGTAGCGCGTGGTGATGGTAGTGACTACTCTGCTTTCCATGTAATTGATATAGAATCAATAACTCAAGTAGCTGAATATAAAGCACAGGTCGATACAAGAGACTACGCTAATACTCTACTTAGTATAGCTTCAGAATATAATAATGCTCTTCTTGTACCAGAAAATGCCAACATTGGTTGGGACGTTGTTCAAACTATAGTTGAGAGAGGTTATAACAACCTTCATTATAGTTATAAGCAGGATCAGAATATGGACTTTACTAAATATGTAGATAAGTATAATAGAGCCGATGGGCTTGTTCCTGGCTTTAGTACTACTGAAAAGACTAGACCATTAGCTGTTGAGAAGATGAGAGATGTGATTGAGAATAAAATAGCTAATATAAAGTCTATCAGGCTTTTAGAAGAGCTAAGAGTGTTTATATGGAAGAATGGTAAGGCGCAAGCGATGCAGAGTTATAATGACGATTTAGTTATGGCTTTTGCTATTGCTATGTATTTAAGAGAAACTAGTCTTAGGTATAGAAAGAATGCAGAGAACTTAACGTATGCTGCATTGAATGGCTTTACTAGGACTCAAGATAATAGTATCACTTATAATGCAAACAATCAATATAATCAAAACCCTTGGTTTATGAATTATAATACACCTCAAGGAGAGGTTAATCAGGATTTAACTTGGCTTTTATAAAATAAAAATATGGCAGAACAACAAAGACAAAATAACCTATTCTCTACATTAAGACGTTTGTTTTCTACAGATGTAATTATTCGTAATGAAGGTGGAGATATGTTAAAAGTAATCGACACAGATACTATTCAAAGGTCTGGTGTGATTCAAACTAATTCATTAGTAGACAGATTTAATAAGGTATACACTACATCTACAGCTTATGGTGTTAACTTAAACTTATCACAGAACTATCAATCTGCAAGGGTACAAATCTATGCTGATTATGACGCTATGGATACTGATGCTATTTGTTGTTCAGCATTAGACATTATAGCAGATGAATGTACACTTAAAAACGAACAAGGTGAAGTACTACAAATTAGATCTTCTGACGAGAATATTCAGAAGCTCCTCTACAACTTATTTTATTCTGTACTTAATATTGAATTTAATCTTTGGTCTTGGGTTAGGAATATGGCTAAGTATGGAGACTTCTACCTCAAACTAGAGATAGCAGAAAAGTACGGAGTTTATAACGTTATTCCATTCTCAGCTTATAATATCATCAGAGAAGAAGGATACAATGCAGACAATCCTCAAGAGGTTAGGTTTAAATATGATCCAAATGCTACATTAGCTTCGTCTAGTGGTTATAGCCGCCAACAAAATAATGACACAGGTATTTGGTTCGATAACTATGAGATGGCGCATTTTCGTTTAACTGGTGATGTTAACTATCTTCCATATGGTAGATCATACCTTGAACCAGCTCGTAAACTATTTAAGCAGTATACACTCATTGAAGATGCGATGTTGATTCATCGTATTGTTAGAGCTCCTGAACGTAGGATCTTCTATGTAAATGTGGGAGCTATTCCTCCAGGTGAGGTTGATAACTACATGCAAAGGATGATTCAGAAGATGAAGAAGACTCCTTTGATTGATCCTACCACAGGTAATTATAATCTTAAATACAATCAACAAAACCTTCTAGAAGACTTCTTTATTCCTATGAGAGGTAATGATCAATCTACTAGGATTGATACAGCAAAAGGTCTTGAATATAATGGTATTGAAGACGTTGCTTACTTCCGTGAAAAGCTTTTTGCAGCCCTTAAAATACCTAAAGCTTTCATGGGTTATGAAAAAGACTTGACAGGTAAAGCTACACTTGCAGCTGAAGACATCAGGTTTGCAAGAACTATTGAGAGACTTCAAAGGATTATTATTAGTGAATTAACTAAAATAGCTTTAGTACATTTATATGCTCATGGATACACTAACGAATCAGCAGCAAACTTTACGTTATCTCTTACTAATCCATCTATTATCTACGACCAAGAAAGAATCGCTCTCTTCAAAGAAAAAATAGACCTTGCTAAGCAAGCAATGGAAGGATCCTTGTTACCAAGAGACTTTATCTATGACAAGATATTCCACTTCTCTGAAGATCAATATGCTGAGCTAGAAGATATGATTGTAGAGGATAAGAAGCGTGAGTTCAGATATGCACAGATACAAGAAGAAGGAAACGATCCTGCTGAATCAGGACAAGCATATGGCACACCACACCAGATAGCAAGTTTGTATGGTGGTAAAGAAGACTCTGTATTAAACGTACCGCAAGGTTATGACGAAAAGCAGGTTGGACCAGGCCGCCCTAAAACACAAACTTCTATTATTTCAACTGACGGTTCTGCGTTTGGACGAGATCCATTAGGAGCGGCTGCATATAGTAAAGACGCTGAAACTGGTGAAAATAATATGAGGCCTAATTATAAAGGAGGCAGCCCACTAGCTCTTGAATCTACTATGGCAGAGTATCTTAAGAACAAGCAATACTTAGATAAAATGTTTGGTAGTAAAAAGGGCAGAAAGGTTAATTTGTTCGAGGAGTCAGATCTTTTAAGTGAAGATAACATTAAAGAAGATTTAGATTAATATATTGATATTTATTATTAGTCGACTTGTAAAAAATTATGGCAATTAAACACAGCAAATATCGCAATACCGGTATTTTATTTGAACTGTTAGTTAGACAAACGACATCTGATCTACTTAACAATCAAGATTCAAAGGCGGTTAAAATCCTGAAAAAGTATTTTACAAATACGGAGTTAGGAAAAGAGTATAGTCTTTATAGTACGTTTTCAGCTAGCCCTAAATTATCTGAGGCTAAAGCAGAGATTCTAATTTCAACTATTATTGAGCAGTATAAAAAGTTAGACTACCAAAAGGTGACTAAGTTGAAGTATAATTTGATCAAAGAGATCAAAAAGACTTACGATTTAGATAACTTCTTTAAGGCAAAAGTAGATAATTATAAGCCTTTTGCTTCTATTTACACTATATTTGAGAGCCAGAATACCCAATCTGTTGATACAAAACAGCTTATTCTAAATAAGATCAATCTTCTTGAGCATCTTACAGAGACTCCTGCTGGAAACACTAAGGCTCCAAAGTCTATAGTAGAAGAGTTCATGAAAGAGGATAAAGAGATTCGTCTTCTAGCTTACAAAATATTGGTTGAGAAGTTTAACAACAAATATCAAGGCATGTCTGAAAGACAAAAAGATGTGTTAAAAGAATATATCACAAACATCTCAGACACAAAGAACCTTAAGCTTTATCTTAATAATCAAATTGATCAAATTAAGACAGAGCTAACTGAACTAAAAAATACTACAAATGATGCCATCATCAAGATTAAACTTGAAGAGGTAATCAAATTTGTAATGCCAATAAAAGAGAATCAATCTATAAAAGATGAGGTTATAACTGGAATTCTACAGTATTTCGATTTAATCGACGAGCTTAAAAAAGCCTAATAGTGGAGAAAAAGTTTAATAATCAATTCGCTACACAGAAACTTCGCCAAGAAACATCTGCGACCAATTTTGGAGGCGCAACTTTTACTCCTGGTACAGGTGAACAAATGGCTACTAACAAGGCTTTCAAGAAAAAAGCTAAGAAAGAAGTAAAAGATGTTGAGCCTAAACTAGCTGCTGGTAAAGCTAAGATCTACATGAAAGATAAATGGGGTTGGAAAGATGCTCCATCAGTACCTAATCGTCCATCTAAAGGAGGATTTATCTATAAGCAATTGTTTGAAGAGTTAAGTGATTTTATTAATGAAATAGATATTAACGATCCTAATTTAATGGCAATGAGAGCTAAAAAATATGCTCCAAAATCACAAGCACCGCAAGCTAAAAAAGCTAATACAAATCAAACTAAAATCAATATGCTCCTTAAAAAAAGAGCCGAGATTGAAAGAGATATGGAGCAAGAAGCAGAACCAGAAGGCGGTCCTATAGCTGATAGGTATGGTGATATGCTAAATAAAATTGATCAAGCTATTGCTAAATTAAAAGGTCATGGTGAGTGGGGACCAGAAACTAATCCATTTATGGATAAAGATGAAATAGAAAGAAGAGCCGCAATGATTAATGAAAACTACTCTAAGTTTAAGAATGAAACTAAGACTAGAGGTAAGTCAGATCAGTTTCATCAAGCAGTTAGAGAAGTAAGAAAGAAGGTACAAGAGATTAATAAACTATTTGAATATGTAAGCCGCCT